CAACAGCGACACCCCAGAAACCCGCGAGATCTACTCCGCTTTCAACCTCCACGCCTTGAGCGTTCGCCGCTCTGTCAGCGCCAAAAGCCGCGATATGGCCGGCGAAGTGATCGGCGTTCTTCGCGGCGATGTGGGTTGCAACCCTGGCGCATGTGGAGATTGGACGAGCACCACTGAACACCTGCGGTCGGCGACGACGTGGATCGGGTTTGACCTGGCCGCCGGATTCGATAACGGGGAGTCATCTGATGAACACGCTTGATGCCGTTGTGACGCGAGTTCTGGACGTTCGTCCATATCGCCATTTCTGGATCGTCGAGGTGGAGGTGGTGTGCTACGGCGATTTCAGCAACGCGACCATCATCCGCGACAGCGAAAAAGAAGCCCGCCAGGTTAAGCCCGGCGACACGGTGACGATCTGAGGTGCCGCAAATGAACGAAGAAACCAATTACCGCCGCTTCTGGCGCAACACCGTTATCTGTATCGCCCTCTGCTCGCTGCTGTTCTGGCTTCCGATGGGCTATCTCGCCTTTCGTGTTTTCTCTGTGGTGTGGGAGGCGATGTGGCTGCTTATTACAACGAAATAGCCCCCCACGCGGCGCAGCACCTGCGCAACCTTATCGACGCCGGCCATATTGCGCCGGGCGTCGTTGATACCCGTTCAATTGAGGATGTAACCCCCAATGACCTTACCGGATTCAATCAGTGCCATTTCTTCGCCGGGATCGGCGGATGGTCTCTCGCGCTGCGTCGCGCGGGATGGCCCGACAGTCGCCCGGCATGGACAGCATCATGCCCCTGCCAGCCTTTCAGCCAGGCAGGCAAGGGGCTTGGGTTTGCTGACGAGCGGCACTTATGGCCCTCCGCACATTGGCTTGTCGGCCAGCGCCTCCCTGTCGTGGTTTTTGGCGAGCAATCTGGCAGCTCTGACGCGAACGACTGGATCGACCTTGTACAAGCTGACGTGGAAGCCCTGGGCTATGCCTTCGGGGCGGTTGCGTTTCCGTCTGCGAGCGTCGGCGCGCCGCACCAGCGAGACAGAGCTTATTGGGTGGCCGACGCCGATCGCGAGCAATGGGAGAGGTGCGGGGAATTTCAACCGACAGGGGGGGGGAAACCTTCAGACAGCAGCATTATTAGCTGGCTGGCCCACGCCAACGACCATAGACAACAATCAGGTCGTGGGATCGGGTGCGGCGGCCAATGCACCAAAGAGGGGAACTACGCTGGGCGGTGCTGCCAGATTGACGGCATGGCCGACACCGACGGCAACGGACGGGAAGGGCGGTTATCAGGGCGGACGGACGCGGAACGGGAAACTATCGACGGACAGGCTGGATGTGGCGGCGCAGCTCGCAGAGCCGGTCCGGTTAATGGCTTCTGGCGAGATGCTGACTGGCTGTACTGCCGTGATGGAAAGTGGCGGCCAGTTAGACCCGGATCATTCCCGCTGGTTGATGGGATTCCCGCCAGAGTGGGAAGACTGCGCGCCTACGGAAACGCTATCAACATTGAAGCGGCGGCAGCGTTCATAAAGTCCTATATGGCAGCGGTGGATCATGTCTGATTCCGCCGCTTTAGCATGGAGCTGGAACGCCAAACGGCAGGCTATTAACCCCAATAGCGTTGCAGATTCTGCGATTGAGTATCTCACCCCGAAAGGCGAGCGGAAGACGCTCGCCTATGCGGATTTGGTCGATACAGTTTATCGTACCCCCATGCGCCCGCGCGAAGGTGCCGCGCGTGAAGCATTCGACCGCAAAGGACGCGCCCACTACCTGCGCCGCCGGGTTCAGACTCTACCGGTGTTTATCCGCAAGCGGTTCTCTCTGCGCCTGGAATCGCTGGAGCGTCACGATCCAAAAGAGGCCGTGCGCTGGCTGTTCAGCACGTTTGAGCGGCACGTGTTACGACGCGTCGACGCGGTAAACGCCCAATACCTACCGCAGAGCGAACTCCCCGCGCTCCTTGCGCCTCTCCGTGATGATTTTCACCTGCTGCCCTGGGCGGACAAAAAACGCCTGAAACGACTGGCCTATAAGCTCGCAAACCTGATGAAAAGCGAGTTTATGCGCGAGTTTGATTTCCAGTACGAGAAGACCGCCGATGTTGAGTTTGGCACGCTCTACGCCTACGGCTACATCGCCAGCAAGGCTACAGCGCTCAATATCGCGATCCCTGGATGGAGCCGTTATTGCGAAGAGAAGCTGGAGGCCGAAGAGGCGCTGCGTGCCGTTGCGCGCCTTCAGTCGGAAAAGTGGTGGTTAGGTAAAATCCGCCGGATACACGACTGCTGGCGCGAGCACCTCATGATCGCCGCGGGCTATGTCAGTAAGGTAGCGTCGCCGTATTGTTCTGATCCGTGCTTCAAAGAGTGGATAGCCCAGAAAAAAGCGAATTTCGAATACCTTCAGGCGATGGAGCTGGAAGATCAGGACACTGGCGAGCGCAGCTCTTTGCTGGACAAGGTCATGGGGAGCACGTCCAACCCCAAAAACGCCCGCGCTGAGCTGATGGTGCGAATGCGCGGGTTTGAGGATATGGCAACCGAAATGGGTTTGGTTGGCATGTTCTATACGCTAACCGCGCCGTCACGTTACCACGCCACGCATGTGCATTCTGGCAAGCGCAACGACAAATATCGCGACGCTGGCCCTCGTCAGACGCAGAAATACCTCTGCAAAGTCTGGGCGCGAGTTCGTGCGAAATGGGGCCGAGAGGGTATTCGTACTTTCGGCTTTCGTGTCGCCGAGCCGCACCATGATGCAACTCCGCACTGGCACCTGTTGCTATTCCTGCGTCCGGAAGAGGTGGAGTATGCAACTGCTATTTTTCGCAAGTATGCGCTGAAAGAGGACGGCAATGAGCCGGGGGCGCAGGAGCACCGTTTTACCGTTAAGCCGATTGATGAAAAATTTGGCTCTGCAACGGGATATATCGCGAAGTACATCTCTAAAAATATCGACGGCTACGGCATGGACGGCGAGATGGACGACGAATCCGGCCAGCCTGTCAAAGAGATGGCAAAGCGCGTGCGCGCGTGGGCGTCGCGCTGGAATATCCGCCAGTTTCAGCAGATCGGCGGCGCCCCGGTGACCACCTGGCGCGAGCTGCGCCGGTTAGGTAACCGCGAGCTGGTTCTACATCCTGAGATCGAAGAGGCTCGCGCAGCTGCTGACGCGGCGGACTGGCCGGGGTACACCAACGCCCAGGGCGGCCCGTTGGTGCCTCGTGACTGCCTGCGCGTTCGTCTCAGCTACGAATACACCGAGGAGGGTAATGATTATGGTGACACAGTCGCCAAAATAACCGGTGTCTACTGCCCTCTCACCATCCGTGAATCCGTCATTTTTACCCGCACCACCGAATACAAAATTGTGCCGAAGCGCAAGCCGTCGCCGGTCGAGAATTTGACCTTAGAAGGCCGCGCAGCGGCCCCTCGGAGTTCTGTCAATAACTGTACGGAGCGCTCCGCTTCGGATGAAAAACCACCGTCAGAAACGACGGCGCCAGCTGATAAAACTGCGTCAGACGACACTTCAGTGACACAACTTCCGCTGAATATCGAAGACTTAAGGCGATATTCACGCCAGCAAAGGCAGGAGATCACCAGCAGGCTAAGAAAATCCGCCCAGGAAAGTTCAGATCAAGCCTTCATGCGCACCGCGCGCAGCCTGCGCACGTCGATTGATGACGAAAGCGAGCTGACATGGGGGCCAATAGTTACCGCCGCGAAAGACATGAGCCTGACGCCGGAAGAGGCCGAGCAGCGCTGGCGCGAGCAACTGCAGATCGAGGCGGAACAGCGCGCAGATAACTATGCCGCTGCGGTTGCGGAATATCAGAAGAAAAAGGCCGAAGCCGCATTGCGCCAGGCGCAGCAACAGGAAGCGACGCAAAAAAACGGCATCTCCGAAGAGATGATCGCCAGCATCGACGCGCAGCTCCGTGACTGTCGAATTTTCGTCAGTGATGACGTCGTACGGTCAATCGCCGACGGCGCCCGCGTCCGCCACGGTGGCGGACTGCTCGCCGCGGACAACGGTCGGTTGCGTGAAGTGAAAGTATGGCGCGCTGGCGAGAAAGATAAACCAACTTCCGAATATATGGCAGTGCGTGACCTGGTCACGCGCTGGAAGAAGGCAGCAAAACGGAAAAACCACTGATTATTCAGTAATGCATGGTCACTTTTGACCGTGTTGGCCATTACATCGAGCAGCGTCATTTCTGGCGATACTGTAGGTTAATTTCGGGAGAGAGAAAGTATGAGCTATCTGGGAAGCAAAGCGGCCAGCGGCGTTTATCAAAAAATCATTGCCGAGATGCCGCCGCATGATACCTACATTGAAACGCACCTGGGCGGCGGCGCGGTGATGCTGCGCAAGCCCCCGGCGCGGCATAGTTGGGGAATCGATATCGATCCGGAAACCGTCGAGGCATTTAACCAGGAGCACCCTGATTTTCTGGATCGACTGGCTGATACCCTGTTTATTGATGTTGGCGATGCGGTGACATTCTTAGAACGCTTTGATTTTTCTTCCGCCGGTCGCGTACTTATCTATGCCGATCCGCCGTACCTTCATAAAACGCGCAGCAGTTACGTGCGCTATCGCCATGAATATTCTGTTGAAGACCATGAACGATTGCTGATGCGTTTACGCGATCTTCCCGATAACATCAGCGTGATTTTATCTGGCTACCCGTCAGATTTGTATGATCACCTGTTGGCAGGCTGGCGTAGCAAGGAGTTCCAGGCTATGACGCGCGGCGGTGTGCGAACGGAGAAAATCTGGATGAACTACCCGGAGGGTCGTGCCTACTCGCATACATTCGCCGGTAAAGACTACAATGATCGCTACCGTATTAAGCGAAAAGCGCAACGGTGGAAAGATAAGTATGCGGCATTACCACCCGCGGAAAGACTGGCTATCATGGTGGCTTTAAGTGAGGTTGATACATTTTTGTAGGCAGGTAGGGCGTTATACACAATGAAGGCATACTAACAAAACAAGTGATTGTTTATTTGTTAAATTTTATTTTTAAGGACAGATAATGAATGATTTTATGTTTTTTGAATTATCTTATAAATTGAGTGAAATACTTAAACTTGTCTCTGGCAAAACGCAGGGAAACACAGCAATGACAGCGATTTATGCATCATTGTTGGGTGTTAGTGTTGGTTTTTCTTTAACTTTGATAAAGGATTGGTTGAGCGGTATAACAAAAAAGAGAAAATACTTAAATTGCATTAAATGGGAGGTGAATTATCTTAAGGAAGTAGCGGAGGAATCATTTAAATGCGCTCATGATATGTTGAACTCCATGTATCATAGTGAGAATTTTGCAATTGCACTTACTGGTCGATATAGCTCGGTATGCTTTGATAAATATTTCCATGAAGTGTTGCTAGGTTTGAATGACAAACAGAAGAATCATTTATGTAGAGCGTATGCAACGGTCAAGGAAGTTCTTGAGGTCAATGAATGGTTAACTTCAGAAAGTAAAGATGCAAAACCCGAAATGATGCGTCTCAAGCTGGAGTTACTTTTAAAAAGAAGTGGGAGGCTGATTGCTTGCATTGATGTTTTTTTAGGAAATGAAGATAGCATCGACAGTAACTTTGTAGTTACAGCAAAAAAAATGGGCATTTCCTCAAGATATTTAACCCACTGTGAAGAAGAGTTGAAAAAAGAGTCTCAACAACCGGTGCAGTAAAAACTCATCACCTGCTGGAGAGTTAATGCAAAAATATGCACAAATTTGCACAATTTTCGAAGCGTCGTTTTTGCTATGCAGCGCCAGCAATGGCGGGGTCTGGGCGGGCTCAACAAAGTGCACAAAAAGAGGCATGTTTAGCGCGCAGGCGAGGCGGGGGAGCAAGCGCGCGCAAAGGGGGTAGGGAAGGGGTCGGCATGCTTCGCCAAAAGCCACCTGCCGGGCGCGCACCATCACGGTGCATCAGGCCCGCGAGGGCCTGATCGGCCCTCGGAATGGCGCCGGCGGAGTCTGGTTGGGGATATGACATTGAGGTTTTGCAGGCTGGCCGACATGGCCAGGAATGGTGGTGCTGCAGGTCGGCACCGCACCGCCGGGAATGGCGGTGCTGCCTGGTGTTACTGCGCGGCGTCGAGCAGGGCGTAAGGGTTGAAGCGGATCACCTCTTCGCCCAGCCAGTCATTGACATGCTTCATGGCCTCCATGACTGGCGTCAGTTCATTGATGGCGTAGACGCGAGCCGCCTTCTCAATGTCACCGAAGGAACCGCTACCCTCCGGGATGACGCCCATCAACTGAGGCGGCACGCGATGGGCGGCCAGCATGTCGGCGCGGGTGGAGGTCTTCACCCCAACAAACTCATCCTTCGCCGTGATCTGGCTGAACGGCAGGATCTGCACCGAGTCTTTGCCGCCACCCGGCGCATGCAGCAGGATGTTTTTAAATGCCCCTCCTCGCCGCGTGTCGGTCAATGTCTTCTTCAGCTTGTCGAGGCTTTCCTGATCGGCCATCGCGCTGTTTACATAGACGATGCACCCTGCGTGCGATCCGTTATCGTAGTAGAGCTTGCGGAACTTGTCGGCAGAGTGCGACAGGTTGGCAGACAGCAGGCCGGCGAGGTACTCCGGCATGCCGTAGATCTCCTGGTGTATATCCGGGTTTAGGACGTGGCACACTGAGCCGGGGATGAACGGGTGATCCTGTAGCCCGGCCTGGATAAACCAGTACGTGTCGAGATCGGAACCCCGGCGGGTATATTTAGCCAGCGAGTTGCGAAACCCCAGCGGGCCATTCAGGCGATTCTTTCGCATCTCAAGATACCCGTTACCGAATACAAACCAGTCCAGCGCAAAGGCGCTGAACGCCTGACGGGAAAGCAGCTTATGCGGGATAAAGCACCCTGACAGCACGTTACGTTTGAAGTACAGCGCGGACTGATGCCAGCTCGCGTAACCGAACTGACGCGCCAGCCCGTACCAGTCAACCGGCGTTTCGTAATACCGCCCGTTGTCGGCGCAGTACATGTTATCCAGCAGGTCGTGGGCGCCACTCACCGGCCAGGGCCCGTCGAACGTGAACGCATTCAGGTCGGGCGCCGCCTTTAACGCTGCGGCGAGGTCGGCTTGTTCCCGGGCGTACTGCCTGCCGCGTGGTTTTCGTTTGCTCAAGGTTAATACTCCGTAACTGTCATGCCGCTGCCGCCTTCCTGACCCAGCGGCTCGTTAATAGTGGCGAGCATCGTCGCCCAGGCGACGTCGCCGTGACTGACGCCGCGTGATCGGTCTGTGTCGTAAGTGATGAGTCCGCCGGGCGTAACAACCTTGCGCACCGAAC